ATTCCTTTGATTTTGAAAGAGTCCATAAAATCATGAAAGTATTAAACTGGGAGTGGCACGAACAAGGAGTACCAGACATATACTTACTAAGAACGGCAGCTAGGAAACACCTTAAAAGCGCAGCTGAAATCAATGGAACCTCATCGTCAGGCGGACTGACTGCAAACTACACAGAGCATAAAACGTGGCTAAGACTAGAACTCCACTTCGGCTTAGACTCAACTCCAGATGGGACAGAATATGAATGATGAAATCATGGCCCTAACCCTAGCATGGAGCATAGTAGTAACCTGCTTCATCATAGAAACAATAACAAGGAAATGAAAGCCTGCCACCAAGCCTTCCTAAACTACTACCCGTGGCTAACCAAATACGAAGACTTCAACGTATGGTTATTCTCCCAAGAACTAATCTGCACAACATTCAGACAAGGCTGGGCAGCATCTAATAATAATTCAAAAGCACATTCAATATGAAACAAGAACAAGAAATACTCCAACTAATCAAAGACACAGTAGATAAATTCAAGTCTGAAGATGAACACAAAGACAGGATGTTCAACCTCGGAGAAATAACCGATAACATAGGAAACCGCCAAAGGGTATGGCTAACCTTCACATCGACTAATATGAAACTCAAGAATAGAGAACTCTAATTATCGGTAACGATAATACTAATCAGCGTATATTCTAAATATATCCAACTTGGAGTATATTCGCCATTTCAGAATAGCTAACCATACGACATTAGCATAAGACATAGGGCGAAGCATAAGACATAGGTCAGCGTAGCTGCATGGGTAGCATAAGACTTGTCAATAGACTATATTGACATACAAAATGGCAGTTTTTATGGGGAGAGGGGTATACCGCTTGCAGCATCCGCGAGTTGGGCATGGTGGGGTAGCCGGGTACCGGCATCGGCCTGCCACAGAATAAGAGATTCCTTCCATCGCTGCATAACGATAGAAGACTTGGCAAGAATAATCTGCACTATTAACTAGCCGAAAAATTATCGTGCACGATACGAAAAAAACATCTAATGCTATTGACGTTCACGCTGACCTGTGCTAGTATCTTAATAGTGGCCGAGGCACGTCTCGCGCTGCGATTTGATCTGTGACATTTGAATTTACTTTTTAGCTTTCGGCAATCTGATGGCAATTAGTCCACTATGGCAAGGGATAAACCTTGAAGGCACTAAATCTGTGCTTTGCTTGTGGCCGTCAGATAAACCGAAAGACTAAACATGAAAACAGCAAACAAAAAAACAGCGACAGCAAACCTTAGCGTAGTCCGTGAGCCATTGGCAATTGACCAGATGTTCAAGAGAAACTCTCTTGGGTATATGGAAAGCAGCAAAGCAGCCGATATCTCAACAGAAGACGCTGTGGGTTATGTCATCACTAAGCTCGACGCCGGGCAATCTGCTATCAGAGACGCAATCTTATTTAGTGCATGGGTATTTAAGAACAAGCCAGAAGAGCAGAGCAAAGCTTACGCTGAACAGCTCAAGGCACGTTGGAGCGGATCGACAATACCGAACCTTATCAGCATCTCGAAAGCCCTCCCCTCATTTGAGGACAAGGGTCTCAGCATTGACAAGGTAAAGGATCTGTATGCGCTACGCGAAGTGTCGAAACTCTTAAAGGGTGATAACACTAGCTCGCAAGCGGTCGCGCTCCTTAATGAGGGTAAATCGCCTAGGGCGGTTAAGGAGTCGATCCAGCCGAGTAATAAACCAGAAAAGCATGAAGAGACTAGCGCGCCAGTTGCCGTTAACGTAGCCGACGAAGCCGATAAGATGGAAACTCTCATCTTAACATATGTTGACCGATACGCGAAACTAGGAGAGCACGAAGCACGTTTAAAGCTAACACGTCAAATCATCGCAAAGATGGTCATCGGAAACTATACGTTCCTCCCATCGGATGCATCAAAAGCCGTTGAAACATTGAAGGCTAAAAAGTAAATGAGTATACAAGAAAAGGTATTTCTGAAGGTACTTGTGATCGCGCTTATGGTCGCGTTCATTATCTTTAGACTCCTCTAAAAAATTGGGTGATCACTTCGGTGGTCACCCTTTTTTGTGCCCAAAAATAATCTGAGATTCGCCAGCTTCAAACTGCTTGCTCTTCCCCTTCTTCCACTTCCCCTTCGTTATCGTAAACGATAGCCTCTTCCACTTCGTTACGTTCCCCACTTTCTCCTTCCACGTATTGCCCGGATATTACTTCCACCTCTTCCGCTTTCTGTGGCCCAGTCATGTGCAAGCTGATCATCGCGTTCACGCTCATTGCCCGTTTATCACCAATGTTTTGGTCATCCAAGCCAAGCGTTCTGCGCGCCGTCTTGTCTAATTCTGACAGCACTTCCAAGCGTTCCCTTTGCTCTTTTATGTTGCCCATCTTCTTTCTGGCAACTATCTCCGCCCTTTCCTCGCTCACTTGTTTGAGCATAAACCTCAGATGCTCTTCGGTTTGATCCTTCATTGCGTCAATGATTGTCTTCTCAATCATGCCCGTCGATTGCACACGGATTAGCTGACGCTGCTTCGACCACTGACCCTTAATCATTACGTTCTTCACATAGAAGCGTGAGAGTCCATTAAACTCTGGCATCTTTACTATGTCCGCGATTTCGTTTCCCTGTATGTATAAAGCCCTCACTTTATCCATGTCCCATTTCTTTCTCGCATCAACGTGCTTCTTTGCTTTCATGGCCGAAAAGTAGATTATCGGTTACGATAAATCAATAAAATTATTTTGACTAAATGTGAAATAAATACATATAACTATTGACAAAGTGGGTGTCTTGTGGTATAGTATTAATAGTCGGGGGAGGTAGCGTCTTCCAATGACAATCGATCATTTACCAGTTTAGGTTTTCAGTTTCGGTTTTTCGTGTGCCGTTGGCATTATCGTAAAAGATAATGTCAGCGGTGTAATGCGGATTTGGTTATCGTATCCGATAATTCAAAGCGGTGACAATCCCGTAAAGCATAACGCAAACGCAGAGTCATAACACACGAAACAAAATGAATAAATCAATCGATACAACTAAAGATATCGTATCCGATAAAGGTAACAAGTATACTATCCCGATTGTTACTGCCGACGAGATGCATGACATCATGTTCGGTATGGGCGGTCGCGGCTGGTGCTTAACCTGTGGTGAAGAGGTCGATGGCGTTGAGCCTGACGCTCGTCGTTACCATTGCGAATGCTGTGACAAGCGCACAGTATATGGAATGGAAGAACTTCTTATGATGGGGCTTCTTATTATCGAATAATATGAGAAAACATATACCATTTGAGATAAGCTATCCAATTCAAGTTTGCTTGGTAGTTGCAATTAAAAGGCACTGGCCAATGAGGTCAGATAAGTATTGGCGCAAAACACTCCGCGAGTATGTCGCAGCATTGCGATATATGCAAAGCAGGTAATTAGCCACTCTGTTCTGTTATCGTTTACGATAGCAGGACAGCAGGCTGACTACAACCAGTCGGCGAAAACACGAAACAAATGAACATATAGAATAGTTAGACACTCTGCCGATTATCGTAAACGATAGTCGGTAGCAGTCTGACATATAACCATGTCGGAAAACACGAAATGTATATTATACACGAAACCAATGACATTGTAGTAATCGCTACAATCAACAGCAAGAACCGCAAAACAGGCAAGAGCGTTCAGATTTGGATTATGGATGCGCGTATGCATCCTACCGAGTCACGCAAAGGCCCGGACGCAGACAATCAATGCAATGGCTGCGAGTTTGCATCCAAGCAAGGATGTTATGTGAATGACAATCCTCTCGGTGCAATCTGGCGAGCATATCAACGCGGCTCCTATGGATATCTCCATATGGGAACACGCGAATGGTATGACTTCTTCTCTGTGCCTTACGTCCGCTTCGGTGCTTATGGTAATCCATCCCACATTCCTCTGGAAATGGTCTATGACATTGCCAAGCTCGCCAAGCGTATCACAGGATACTTCCATGACTGGCATTCTATGCCTGCGCCACTTGCCAAATCATATGGTAGATACTTCATGGCATCTACCAATGCAAGCAATGTGGAGTATGCTAAGAACCTCGGTTTGCGGACGTTCACTGTCAGCAACGAGCCTATCGTTAACGATATCGAATGTCTTGCAGATGCTAAGGGTCTATCTTGTTCAGAGTGTGGATTGTGTGACGGCAACTATCGCCGCTCTTCCCTTCCTTCCATCTGGATAAATCCTCATGGATATCAAAAGCGCAAGGCTATGGAAGCAATGGCATGAGCGTAAGAAACCTTCTTATACTCATCATGCTCTTCCAAATAGTAGTAGCTACTCTCATCCTATGCTCGAAATAAGTAAGGTAAAAGCAAAGAAGTTATTCTATGCGATTCCTATCAAACAAATCGGCGTTGTCCGCGCCACCACTCCCAAGAAACAACCTGTCACAATCATAACAAAGAAAGACAAACAAGTCCTTCGCGTATGTGACGGCAAGTATTGGGCGTAGTCAGACACTCTGGTGTTATCGGAAACGATAACGCCAGCAGTCTGCTTACATGGTGTAAGTAGAGAAACCAAACACAAAACCAAATGCAAACATACTATAAAAACGACAACGGCAACTTCATCCAAGCTGAAATCAGTTCAGAAGATGCAATTGCAATCCTCATCCAGTCGGCAGTCACCAATGCTGTCAACAAGGTCAATAACCTCATTATTGATGCTGTTATTATCCGTGTTAACGATGCAGTCAGTAATGCTAATATCCAAGGTAAAGTCATAGAACATCTTAGCTCAATGGATATTCACGATATGGTTTATGAGAATGTGGGAAATGCAATTAAAGATTACGATTACGATGGTGTAATCGACAATGCATTAGATGCTATAGACATCGACGAGATGGTTTCAGAGAAGGTCACAGATCACTTAGACTCTTCTTCCATTCAAGTCAGAATCAACTAATCAGACACGCTGCTCATCCTCGCGGGTGGGCAGTAGTCTGGTTATCGTTCCCGATAATCAGTAAACACGAAACAACAAACCAATAATATGACAAGAGAACAATACTTAGAAGAAAGAATCTATGATGAACATGAATACATAGATGTCGAAGAAGCTACTATTGAGATGCTCAATGAAACATATAGTTTCAAGCAGATCGGTGGCCCATTCACATATATGTCCGCTGGTGATGTTCTGAAAGAATATGACTATGCCGCCTTCCGTGAGACAGTGAATAACTATCAGGATCAAATGATCCGCGATGGTAATTGGATTGAGTATGATCAAGCCTGCTGGCTCCCAGAAGCTCAGAAGCTGATCGACTATGTCACAGATGCCATCAAAAATGTTGATCCTTTCCACGTCGAAGATGATCAATATCGCGGGTGGCATTACTATGATGACATGGTTGTATCTCAAGGCCCATTCAACTCGCCCGAAGATTGCTACAATCACGCTTGTCCGTAACCAGACACTCTCCTCATTATCGTTCACGATAGTGGGGAGTAGTCTGACTACAACCAGTCAGAGAAACACGAAACAATGATAGACTATAATAACATAAGAGCAACAGTAGCAGACATAAAAAATAAACATCTTGCAATTCTTCAAGAAAAAGAACAGCAAGAAAACGAGGAGACAGATAAACTTCACATTCGTTATGAACTTGCGCGAGTTGGATTAGTTCATCTTAAAAAGCAATTAGAAGTTGTTTTTGAGGATTCTAATAAATTGTCGAGGTTACATCTTACAATAACCCATCGCCGCAATACTGATGATCCTGATGGTATTTACCATTGGAATGGTAATATCTATGGAACTCACCATCATTACATTGATATCAGACATACTTATGGTCTTGGGTCAGTTGGAACAATTAGAATCTATGCATCGTGCGAACCTAACCTCCGGGTGTTCTATGGTGCAGATATATATGATCCCGATGGAAAGAATAATTACCTCAATAGTATTCTCCACCAATTCTGCGAATCAAAAGAAGGAGGAAAGCTGTCCCTTGTTACAAACCCTAACGATATCGTTCAATCTCATGCAAATGTCATGGGCAAGTTGTTAGCACAAGCAGAAATGTAATCAGACACTCCAGTCATTATCGGAAACGATAGTGGCTGGCAGTCTGGTAGCAGATGCTATCAGAAAAACCAAATGAGAACACATAACCTATACAAACAAAAACCTATGTATACAATAATAGAACCACAGCAGTTTGAGCTTTATGCTCTTCTACAACTCAAGTCAGCACTCAAATTAGAGTGTGCTGGCATGAAGCACAGCAGAGGATCAGTCTACGCTAAAGTCAAGAAAGACTTTGGATTCAAAGGCAACAAGCAGTCTGTCCTTGAACAACTCATCCATCACATAGACAGCAAATACAACCAATGAGTGCCATCGAAAAAACACAACATACCTGCCTTCCACCAGAAGCCTACATCCACCTTTGGAAGAAATCTGAAAAGTCAGAACCACCAAAGTTTAAATCAACATACACTCCTATAAAGAAATGAACATACAAGCATTGCTTGATACTCTTGAGTTTTCTCAACCCATGTCCACTACAACTAAGCGTGGCCCTCGTCTTCTTCGGAAGGCGAGCGTCACGCCTGAGTTTTGGACTTTATACCGGGAAGATAAGGATGACTACAAACAAGTCATGGGAGACTTAGGTCTTCAGCTTTCCAAGTTCAGAGATGCTTGGGAGATTGCTTGGTGGTCACGCGCCGACTTATCGTTTCCGACAATACCTTCCTCCTCACCGGAGAAGGTTGAACCAGAGGTTAAGTATGACCTTCCCCCACTCATCTATCCCGAAAAGTTATTTGAGTATCAATTAACTTCAGTCCAGTTGGCACTTCGTTCCATGTCTAAATACAATCGTGCATTGCTTGGGCATGGCACTGGCATGGGTAAGACTGCCATCGCACTTGCTGTGGCCCGTGAGCGCGGCAGGAAGGTTGCTGTGATCTGCCCCAAACCCATCACCACCGACTGGCATAGGCTTGCCAAATACCTTGGCGTTGAAACCTACGAAGTTTGTGGGTGGGAGTGGGTCAAGACCGGCAAGAGCAAGATCGGTAGGTGGACAGATGATAAGAAGAAGGAATTCCAATTCATGCTGCCGCCAGATACTGATCTTGTCTTCGATGAGGTTCACCGCGCCAAAGCTCAAGGTAACACACAGAATGCCTTTCTGCTCCGCGATGCTGTAGTCCAAAACATCCCCACCATAGCATTATCGGCTACGATAGCTGATGATCCTACAAAGATGTGGGCGTTAGGCCAGTTCCTTGGTCTGCATCAAGGAGGAAAAGACTTCTTCCGATTCCTCAACGCCAACGGATGCTACAACACTCAGTTCGGTATGCAGTTCAAAGGTAACAACAAAGTTCTCAAGAACATTCATGGCCGCATCTTTCCAGATCGTGGTAATCGTCTCAAACCATCTGACGTTGGCAGTGCCTTCCCAGAGACACTGATTCAAGCCAGAGCGTTTGACATGGATACTGCCCGTGATATTGCCAAGGAATACGATGACCTACTTATGAGGGTAGAACAGATCCGTATGCAGGAGAATGCCGCCTCGTCAATGGGTGCTGTCCTCGCTGAGATGACCCGCGCCCGTCAGAAGATCGAACTCTTCAAAGCACCAGCAGTCTGTGCAATGGTCAAGGATTTGATCGAGGAAGGTAACTCGGTGTTTATAGCAGTCAACTTCACAGAGACTCTTAAGTTCATGGAAGAAGAACTCAAGACTACCTGCTCCATTCGTGGAGGTCAGAGCGATATGGTTAGGAGAGGTAACATCGACTCGTTCCAGAATGACAAGTCGAGAGTTATAATTGGCATCATTCAAGCCTGTCGAGAAGGACTAAACCTGCACGATCTAAACGGCAAATACTCAAGGGTTGCTCTCATCATGCCAACCTACTCAGTGTTTGATCTGAAGCAGGTTCTTGGTAGAGTCCATCGAGCAGGAGGTAAGTCCAAGTCCATTCAGTATCTCATCTACGCCGCTGGTGTAGACATTGAAGAGTCAGTATGCAGTTCGCTAGATGCTAAACTCAAGCGTATGGATACCCTCATGGATGGTGAGGTAGATGGAACGATATCAGTAGCACCGAAAGAAGTAGAAAAACTGAAGTAGTTTTACCCAAACTTAAAAACCAGATTGGAAGAAATTCCTTTCTGGTTTTTTTGTTTTCTAAAATAATCTGAAACTATTCAGAATATATTCTACTCGGAGATCAATGAATCTCCTGCGTTTCTGGCGGGGCAGAACCAGAGCGACAAGTCTCCCAAGAAATTTGGGAAAACTTATCGAATGAATCATACGTTTCAGTATGGGTGTTGTCACCTTTCGCTTAACAATCCACGCCCAGCGGTCTTCCTTTACCTAGGCTAGTCTAATCTCGTTGACTAATTGCAAGTCGTCCCGAAGGACAGCATTAAGTTGGCAGGATAACAGTCTCGGCAGCCAGTCCAACTCCACTCCTTCACCAGTATTTAGCAGACTACTCTCGGTGCGTCCTACACGCATCCCCGCTGGCTACACGATCCAATGGTGGCAAAAAATTGGGCCTGTCGTAGCTAGCGGACTACAACAGACCCATTTTATTTACTCAAAATTGATCTCCAAAGTCCGCTAGAACTCGTATTGGATACGATGAATCTATCACGGAGAAAACCAATGTCAAATACTTTTTTTATCGGTTACGATACTTACGGAGTGAAAAGAAGCGGTTGATCGTCTTTCTCTTTCTCTGGTTCATCGAATCGTTTGCGGAACTGAGCATTCTGATAATACATGAATGCTAATTCCAGATACTTGATGCACTCAAATCCTTCACCCTTGCGGGATTCTGATTTGATAACCATCATGCTTGCTGTATGCAACAGGCTAGCCATTGCATGGACTCGTTCGTTTAATGTCTCGTCGGCTGACTTGATGAAGGTAAATGCTTCAAGGACTGCTTTCGAGGTTTCGTTTTGTGGTGTTTGTTCTGACATAAATTAATCTTTCGGTTTGAATCCGTAGGGCCACTCTGGATTCTCCTTCTCCCAGCGGTTTAGTTTCTCTTTGCCGTCTTGTTCTTTGCGGTCTTCTTTATCTCTCCAGTATTGCTCTGGATCGTTTTCGTAATCTTTCTTGCTCATCTTATTGCTCCTTCAAGAATTTCAGCCATTCTCCTTCGGCTGGATCGAACCATGACTTGTCGGACAGGTCGATTAAGAGTTGGTGTTCTTCTACTTCTTGCGGCATTGAGCGTAGAACTTCTGAGTTGGAGAAGTTACCGACATTGAGGAGCAAGTAGCGATGACCCATTGGCTTGTCATCCTTACCTTGTTCGCTACGCACTCGGTTCCTAACCTCAGTAGAGGATAGCTTCTCGGTCTTTGCTGCTTCAAGAAGTTCACCCTGCTTCTTAGCGGAATCTTCACCAAAGTTAGCGTTGCCGATTTCCCTATAAACCGTGAACGGGAGCATTGGATCACGCTTGTCTGATGGGAAGGCGCGGCAAGCTCTAGCGTAACCTGAGACAGTGGGGTAACTCTTCTTGAAGTTAGCACAAAGTTGATTGACTACATCGTCATGTCCTGCGTTCTCCAGAGCTACCACAGAATCTCCGATGATCCATTGTGCGCCCGACTCTAAGGTAAGGCCAAAGGCAAATGCTGCTACCCAGTCTTTCATCTCCACCTGTCCACGGGGTACGCATTGCGTCATTCCTGATCCAATGTCGAACTTCTGAGTGAATGAGGATAGCTCAAGACCATCCTTCACACTCTCCACAAGGGCGAGAGATTCGTTGACTGGCTCATCCTCGGTGACTTCTGCTTCCACTACTGGGTTAGCCAAGCGTTCTTCTGCCATCTCTTCTGCCATGTCGAGGTCGGCACTCATCTTCTCAAACATTTCCAGCATCTCATCTGGAGCATCGTCCTCAAGGTATTCGTTCTTGATGACCTTTGCCCATGCCTTCTTGATATGAGTTTCGGTAATGTTGATACCCGGCCATTCTGTCTTAACATACTCGGCCATTTGGGTTAGGTATTTGGAAAGAGGAACGATAATTCCCTCTTGTGTAGGACTGAACAATTCTAATTCTGGTTTCTTTTTCATGTTGTATTTATGTTTAGGTTAGGTGTTCTGGGGAGAACGTGATCAATATGGGATGTCGTCCGCGTCCTCTTCAACAGGAGCATCGAGGTTAAAGTCTATCGCGGCCTGCTCTACGCACTTAGAGAATGGAGTTGTGAACCCTTTCTCCAAGTAGAATTGGTATAGCTTGGTGAGGTCTTTCTTGCCAATCTCGGCAAGTTTCTCGCCCTTGTGTGAGCCACTTGGAACGATAGCAGATGCCCAATCTTTTGGATCGAATTCATCGGCTTTGGGTTCTTCCTTCTTAGGTGCTACGATCCCTGATGAGTAGTGGATACCCTTGCGGTTAGCTTCGATGAAGACTGATGAGACATACGAGCGAAGGGTTTCTTCGTCTGTAATCTTGCCAAGGTATGCCATGCGAACGAGGCTATCAATATACTGGTGCATCTCAACGATCTCATCCAATGCCTGCTCTGGATTATCGGTTACGATAGTCTTGGGCGTTGATGAGACACGCGCAGGCTCTTCGCTTGGTAAGTCAAACTCAACCTTGCCAGTAGCTGTGACCTTGATGATGTCACGATCTACCTTACCATTCTTACCTTCGTAAGACTCATGCTCCAAGGACACTCCTGTCATGCCATGCTTTCCGCGCACTGATGAGAGTGTAACTACATTACCCTTGATACTTTGCTCTTGGGTATTGTTGAAGAACTTGAGTCCGTAGGTTTCCCCGTCAATCTCAATGTCTCCACCTTGAATCACAAACTCACCTTTCGGGCCAGTGAATGTCTTGGGTTCCCACAATTTAGTGACCTTACCAGTCACTCGTTTAATTATATCTTTCTGTTCTATTCCTGCTAGTTGGTTACTCATTTGATTTATAGGTTGATTTGTAGTAGTTGCAGAAGGGTGCTACTGAGCAGTAACGCTCGCAACGAATATCCCCTCCGCTTCGTTTTTCGATTGAGTGCTTCGCGCCATAGGTAGGTAGCAGTTTCTCCGCTTCCTCCAATGTATCGCACACTTTTGCTGCTCTCTTATTACCATCCTTCTTGATGGCAAAGGTATCTGGTTTAGCCCATCTTTCTTTTGGATCGCAAGTAGGGATTGTATCGTCTGGCATTACAGCAGCCGCTTGGTGCAGTTTAATCCGCTCCGTAGCGTAGGCTATTACTTCTTCGTTATCCCAAAGAGGTATGTCTACTATGTGCACTGCACACTGAGGATACTCTTTGTCAAACTCAGCCTTGCTCGCCTGCCAGTCCCGAAGGATTGCGACGATCTGACCTTTCTTGACTTCGTATCCATACTCTCTCCATAGCATGGCATTCAAATTGATCTGCGATTCCCACTCAGACTTGCCGCCAAGGAGGAATGAGAATACCGATGTGACTTTGAAGTCGGAGATTACTTTGTTACCAGTCTCGTAGAGGTCAGTCTGACCAGTCAGCGTCCATCCGTTGATCTCTTTGTATAGACGCTTCTCAGTCATCTCTTCCTCGCCGCCTGCAAGTTCAAGAACTTTATGCACCGACTGACCAAGTAATGCCCACACCCTATCGGATGCGTCTTCTACGATTTGGTCAGCGTAGCGTTTCTTGAGTTGGTTGATCTTGGGTGGCCCGATCAATGTAGTAACCGAAATGTCAGCCTTCTTTGTTCCTGCCATATACCCATCATGGGATAGGGCGCGAAACATTGGGGCAGGTAGCCCAAAGTTATTTGTGATTGTCATTTCTCGTAGCAGCTTGCAAGAAGTTCGCTGACTCCTTTAAGGTGGTCGCCTTGCTTAACAACGGATTGTGCGTTGGGTAGTTTACCCAATTCAAACTTGCCGTCTGATGCTGCTGCCGATACCAAGCGGAGATAAATCTCGCGTTGGAGTTCTGACTGCACTGCTGGTTTTTCTGTGGTTTCTTTTTTTACTGTAGGTGTATCTTTCATTAGTTTTTTGTGGACGGGGGTTTTGCCGTTCACAAGATAGATACTATCAAACTTCCGATAATCGTCAATAGTTTTTTATAATATTTCTAAAAATATTTTTATCGGAAACGATAAAAAGAAAACGCACCCCCGAATACTCAGGAGTGCGTTCCCTAATGAATAACACGAAACAGCAACAAGCTGCGGATTCAGACTACATCAACCTCACTCAATGTCAAGAGGGATATTCAACCTGTCTTGCAAGTCATCCTTCACCTCTCTACGGATAATTGAGACTTCTGTTCTGAGTAGGTCTTGAGCCTCATCGAGTGGCAGTTCATCCAACTCGTCTGATATATCCACAATCCTCTCCCGCATCATTGGCCCTGCTTCCCTTACGAACTGCAATTCCTGCTCCTTAGTCATCTTCTTCCCATTGTCCCATGACAGGCTTGAATCCCATGCTGGAGGTGTAAGGTTGTTCCTATACATGATTTCCCACGCTGGGTCTGGTTGCTCAGTAGAAACGATACGTCCAACAACACTTGCCAAGCGTCTTCCGAATCCAGACTCTTGCACAGCAGACGGGAACTTGGCATCATCACCAAAGTAACCGACATCCTTGTTCAAAAAGTTTACTGAGCCGGGCATTTCTTTCAAGAAGTTTGATAGGTAATCTCCACCAATTGCTTTGTCTTCTGTGTATAATTTATTGATATCACGGAATATACCCGGAACCGCCATACGAGATATAATTCCACCAGCAAACTGAGTTCCCTTTTGAACTGGGTCTTGGGATTCTTTGAACTCTAACAAGTCAGCAAGACCAGTAAGGAATGATTGGTTGAGGACAGCAACGAATCCAACAGAGAATGGTGCGGTAAGAACACTTGCTGCAAGTTTACCCATATCTTCGGCTTGAACCTTCTCACCCTTTTTCTGCATTGTTTTAACTTCCTCTTGCAACATGGCAGACATCGCCAATGGAATAACAAGTGGAGTATAGAGATATGAGTAGTATGTGTCACCAACTCGCACTGAATATTTCTGACCTCCCCGCTGCTGCCAGATTTTTCTTTGGCGCGGGTCTTTTGGGCCATCAGCATAGAACTGAATGTATGGACGCTTCTCTTGATCCTCCTCATCTCCACTTGTGAGTGCTTGGATAATGAAAGGAACAACCAAAGCAGCAAAACCAATCATGCCCTTAATTGCAATCTCATGTTCCTTATCTGCTCGACCTTGGGTAAACGGGTCTTTCAATCCATTCTTTTTGGATTGATACACGCGCCACATTGCAACTGGGAATGTGTAGTTCAGAAACTCGTTTGTTACGTTAGCCACAACATTCGTGAATGGAATTACGAATTTAGTTGAATCATACTTGGCGAGAAGCCCATTAGCAAAATTGGCAAGCATTCCAAATAAACCTTGTGGTTCTTGATTGAATGCCGTCTCAAGTGATGCCTGTTCAGCTATAGCCCTCTGCCCCTCATCCTTCAATCTTTGCTCACGATAGATTTCATTTGCTCGGATTATAATCTCTTGATCTTTTTGTTTACCTGTAGCTTGCGATGATGCCAACTCCAATTCGGCCTGACGTTTTGCCATGTCAAACCCTTCCCTTGTAAATGCTGTTGCGCCAAGTTGTGCCGCCTTTGCTTCATATGCTACCTCTCTCAAGAACATATCAGTTGCTTTTAGAAGTCGCATCAATTGCCTTGGATTAAAATTCTTTAAAGCTGTATTCATACTATCGGGCAAGAAGTTAATCTTTCCATCACCGAAGTTAGTAAGGTAGTAAACAATCTTAGGAGCGTTCTCTGGAGTAGCACCCTCAAGAAGATTTGTCTTAGGATATTTTGCTCTTCTCTCATCCTGCATACCAGATGGGTTTAATCCATTACGCATGACATATAAGAATGAATTCACTGCCGCTGATTGCTTTCCAGAAATAGCAGAATACATTGCCTTCATCATTGGAAAGAATGATTTAGGATTGTAAAGTGACCATGTAGCTACGTTGGCAATCAAGTTGCTTGAACCAGATAAAGCGTTAATTGCAGAAGTTGATGCCTGCGAGATAAGCGCAAAATACCAGTAGCTCGCAAGCACATCACCAGTAGAGAACTTAGACCTACCTAACAATGCTCGACCCATCTTCTCTTCTTCGATGCTGCGGATAACTCCCGCTGGCAGTTTGGAAATCCTATCACCCCACTCACGAAGTGTGTTTGTGAACTCAGCATCGTATGGCAAGAAACCTTTAGGGAACGAATGTGTTTGACGGAATGCCTCGTATACCATTTCAGAATCCAACACACCCATGTTTGCCATCTCAATTAGCTTTTGTAGGATGGTGCGCTGGTTGGCGGTTGGTTTGATCTTGTTTCCTGCCAATACCTCTTGAGCTTTCTGAATGGCTTTGTCTACGTTCTCGCTCCTCTGCGCCAGCATTGCCTTCTCCATTTGAGCGGAGATTAGGATAGCTAACTCGGTAGCGTTTTGCTCATCCATTCCAACTTCAGTAATGATCCTGCTGATCAGGTTTTGTTTAAAGTTACCTTCATCGCTTGTTGATAGCTTGCTGATATCTTTGAGGTTTTTGATTGCTAAAAATTGCGCTTGAGCTTCCTCTTGAATCTTAGCTGACAGAAGTGGTTTAGGAATTACCTTGCCAGTCTTCTCATCGATACGGAATCCAAGTTTATCTTGCAGGATTCTGCTCGTTTCATCGTTCAGATACTTGTCTGTATCTTGGATGAACTTCTCGATCAGTTCGTTCGATGCGCCTGTTCCTTGAAGCTCTGTGCGGATGTGCTGCTTAACCGCTTCTTGGTTTACATTCCTCTGTGATCCAAGGTAGGTGAATAGATCCTTGAACTTATAGTTTAAGAAGTCTGCTGAGTCTTTGATAGCCTGCGTCCTCAACCCATCTGCCCATTCGTTTGAACGGAGTGCCTTGAAGAGTTCTGCGAAGTCAGCATTGAATGCATCTCTGCTCTGATACTTCTCTGCCATTCGATTTGCCAGATCATTTAAGAACGACTTGTAAGCATTATCGTTTCCGATAACTGCCTTCACCATCTCCAAGTATTTCCCGCTACGCTTGCCTGCCTTCTGCTTTTCAACCCCTGCTTGCTGGATACCCATCTGCTTCGCGGCAGCAGCGAATGACTGATACATGAACTTAGTGACATTATCGATGGAGAATTCCTTCTTGTTCATTCCAATCGAAAGGATGTTCTGAACAGTCTGGTCTACCACCATGTTGGCATACTTGTCTTCTTTGGTATCGAAGAGTCCTGCTGCAAAGTCTAAAAGAATATTTTTAGTTTCTTTAGTTTGCTTCTTAGAAACTTGAGCGCGGATTGATTGACGAACCTTCTCTGGATTCCTCTGCGCCATCTTAATCAAAGATGCTGCCTTCCTAAATACTTCTTTAGTATTGAAGACCTTATCCATCGACTTGCGCCGATCACCTCGGACGGCATTAGCTACCTCATTGAATGATGCCTTTGTAACTGCCGATAGATTACCCATCGAGGCAATAATGTTCCTCTTGTAGGTATCGATAGCCATGCCTGCACCGACAAGTTTGCGGAGAGCAGCGGCGGCTTGAACCATTCTTCCACTGTCACGCAAAGTAAGAGCTATGTTGCGAGCTAATCCCGCTTCTACATCGATAGATTCCAAAGCAAAAGATTCACGGGCAGAAGCCGCCATATTAGAATCCAATACTTCTTTTCTGTAAACAGAAGAGAGTTCATACATCATTTCCATCAATACCAATCTCTCATATGGAGAAATGTTATATGCGCGTTGTGCGGTAGCCTCATCCATTCCTGCTAAGTTCTGAGCAACACTAAAGAAGTCAGCGTCTGGATTGTTTCTAAAAATCTTATCCAAGGCATTGTTTGCTGCCGTAAATGAGTTCGATGTAAATAGATTTGCTGCCAACGAGAATGGAGATAGCAGTGCCTTGTTCCACTTCCTATCCTTCTGTGCAGCGCGGGATTGATACTCAGTGTATGCCTTGTTATTCTTTGGCTTTAGCATTTCAGCTTGAGCCTCCAAGTCAGAGATCATCTTTGTTGTGATCTTCTGCATGATGCCCTGACCTCTCTTGGACATTGGTTCACCTTCTGGCGTTACGCCTGCGCGGGCTTCTATAGATTTCCCCTCCATCATTGCTATTGGAGCGAGTAATTCTTCATCTGTAATTCGATCTGAAACTTGTCTGAAAAATTCAATAGACCTTAGTGGATCATTTTTTACTACTTCACCTGCTTTGGTAATACCATCAAACTGTTGCTTGGTTTCGTTGTTTGAACGGGAAAGGTTATTTACTCCCTCGTAGTTGAATCCATATTTTACAACACTATCTTCTCTGCTTTCGATTGCAGACAGAATTGATTTTCCAAGTTGCTCTGCAACATCGTAACGCCGTAATCCAAAAGCAATCGCCATGTTCCGACCCATAGCTTGCAGTGGAGTAAATGCTTGTAGCTTTTCATACATGGACGCAAAGGCAGCATCCATATAACGAATTTTTCTGGATGCATCTTCAACTGCTTTTCGCCCTTCAGCAGATTCACTTACTTCTTTGAATGCCTCTGTTGTGTAATTATTTCCATACTTCTCTACAGTCGCCCGATAAATAGCATTGCTTTTAAGTTGGTTTTCAAACTCCCGTGGATTTTTAGACCAACGAATAAATTTATTAACCTTTTCTGCCATGCTACCATAGTCGGTAGTAGACCCAGCGCGGTGATAAAGATCACCCAAATGCTCCCATAATGTTTGTCTTATTCCAGTAGCAGTTTGAGATAACTCTCCAAGAATTGTTTTTTTTGCAGAAATTGTAGCAAATTCTTCTGGGTATCCCCTCTGCAACGCTTGTGATTCACCAAGTATTCTTTCTTCTGGTGTGTTGTCATTTATATGACCGCTGGCTCTTGGGCCAAATTGATCACGAACATTTCCAAGAGGATCAGCATTGGGTGGAGTTACGCCTGCCTTCGCTTCGATTGCTGGAGTTATCGTTTCCGATAATTTAGAATTGATCTCGTCTATTGCTTGCTGACCAAACCTCCAGTTCTTTCCAACTTTTACCGCTGCTATCTCTCCATTCCTCGCGGCAGCAAGAATCTTTTCTTGAGGAACTCCAGTCTCTTGGCTTGCTTCTTCGATAGTTCTGACTTTGTTTTTATCAACTTCCGCAGCTTGCTCGGTGATTGGTGCGGCTTCCTCTGCTACCTTCACTTCACCTTTAGATTGTGCAGCAGAATAATCTTTAAACTCGTAGTTAGCCTCACCCTTCACGATACCATACTCGTCAAGGATGTTGTTGATGGTGTCTTCCATCTTCTTCACTTCCTTGGTTGAGGTTCCTTTGCCAAGGTAGCGAGCGATGGAGTTACGGAAGAATTGAAGAGCGTTTAGGATTGAATTCTTCCATGCTGCGATAAGACCTTTGTCTTGGTCGGAGAATGCTTCCTGCTCTGCTTTCCTAATGGCATTCAAGTCCTCAGTGATCTGACCTGTTCTAACACGTTGGATGACCATTCGCATGAACTCTTGGGAGAAGGTAAGATCATCAAGGTTCTTGTTTTTCTCGTTTAAGTAAACCTCAGAAACGCCCGGTAGTGCGTTTGGATTCGTGCGCTTTACTTCTTGGGCTATGTCAGAGATTCTTTTTACGATGTATTCTTGCTCAGTAAACTTAGGGTTTTTGAGAGCCTTATACTCGTCTTGGATGCCTTGGAACATGGAGAGATGGATCATCTCCTCTTCCAGTTTCTTTGCTGTAGCCCGTGACTCTTGATCCAATGCAGCGTCTCTACTTGCTGCCCGTTGCTCACCTTGGGTTGATATTCCTGCTAATTGATTGATATCTGGAACTACCAAATACTTTTTACCATTGAGGAATGTTGCTCGGTATGTGCCAGTATCGGCGGCTACTTGCTTGCCTCCCGCCAGCTTGGCGTATTCTTCGCTTGAAATGACCTCCGTGTTCGTTCCTGCTAAGAACCCTGCGTTGGCAGCAATTCCTGTTCTAATGGCATTCTTGAGCTTCTGCGCCCGTTTTCCTGTAGCCTGTATAGCTCCTAGAGCTTTGTCTGTAGCTTTAACGAATGCTTGAAGGACTGGTCGGTCAGGAAAGAATGTTCCGAATTCTGATCTCCTGCCCGATGGTGGGAGTCCCATCTCACGGGTTGGCGTTGTTCCCTGTGGTTCTACTCCCTGTTCAATAGCTGTAAGTTCGGCCAGTTTGTTTTGCTCAACTGCGATAGCTTCATTCACCCTATTGATACCTGCTTGGTCGTTCTCATCCAAAGCGTCAAACTCTTTATTTAGTTCATCAATCTTTGCTATCGTTGTTTCTTTCGTAGCGGTGGGTGTTGCAGTTGCTGCGGCAGGTGTTTCTGTTTTAACTGCTATTGGGCCTGCGGAGAGCTTATCAAATTGGGTCTGTAATTGCGCGAGGTTAGTCTTCTTCTCGTTCAATGCCAGTTCAGCGGCTTGGTATTCTGGTGCGGTCTTCTCAATCGCTTGAAGTCCCATTTCGTCATTTGCAATCTCATCTTTGAGGTTGTTAATATCTGTGCTTGCAGACATCATCCGTTGAGCGAGTTCTTGTGCTGGATCGGTATCTAAGCCTGCTGCCATGTCATCCGCTTTAGACTCGATATCAGTTTGCTCACTACCCTGCTGATCTCCTTGCTGCGCTTGCTTCTTAGCTTTCTTACCAGCAATCATCTGCGTGAAGATAGATGAGAGAATACCTGACGCTCCACCTACCCCGCCAGAATATGAAACCCCTTCAAAGATGTCTTGGTTAGGATCGTATACATACTTCTTAACAAGATTGCCAGCAATCTGCTGTGGCATTTCATTGAACAATGCTTCTTCTGTGCCTTCAATAACTGCTTCTGCTGCTTTGTGCAGACCTTTGTATAAACGGGTTTGTTGAGATGAATCAAATCGACTTACCCATTTTTGAAGTGGTGAAACAAGTTCAAGTGGTGCTTGAGTAAGAGCAGTAAAGAGTGCCGCTTGCTTTGCTTGATCATCTGTTGCCCCATCAGACTTAGCCTCTGAGTATCCTTGCCAAGCAGAGTTAAGACCACTGAATGTAAGTGTGTTTGCTTTTTGGAAAAGATCAATTGCCCTTGCAGAGTTGAGTCCAAGTGATGCCCGTGCAGTATTTCCTAATGCACCAGTAACAATCGCAGCACCGGTGAATCCAAGTCCGCTTGATATATCCCTACCAAATTGAGCCAGTGCGCCAACCTTCCTTGGGTCTTGTCCTTGTAGTCTTTGTTGATCAGCGTAATCTGCTGCATCAATAAATGACTGACCTGTTTCTTCAAGTCCTGCACCTTTTAACAAAAGCCCAATCGGGCCGACAGTGCCAGAACCAATAGCACCAGAGTATCCATCCCATGCGCGTTTGAAGATATCTTTAGTGACATCCATAAACTCTGGGGATGTCATTGCCCATTCTTCAGCTAACTTTCTTACTTCTGGATTCTTCTTGAGTTCTTCTAATTGGTCTGGTGCTTGACCAACATTTAAATACTGCCCCGCCATTCTTGACATCAAGCCCGGAGCGTCGATTCCCTTGGTCTTTGCGTAGTCCAAAAATTTATCGTTTACGATAATGTTATCTATAAACTCACGTTGATCTCCGATTTGTTTTATGGCGGCACTCGCTCTTGTCTGAATTGGGACACTTGTTATTTTACCCTCTGCGCCAGTGACTCTTTCATCTCCGAGTCCAGTTTCTACATTAACCGAAACTGATTTTTCAACAATCAACTTACTCAAAAAGCCAAGTTGATTTGCTTCATGTTTTTGTTGTGCCTCCTGTAGTTTAGACAACTCGGAACGTAACGTGTTTGATTTCTGAAGGTATTCAGAGTATGGAAGACTATTAGCCGCCTTGAGTTCGTTAGTCTTCTCTTTGATAAGATTACCTCGGAAGTCGAGTGCCATGCCATCTGGACTAATTGGTTCTTCAATTACCCTTCCACCAATATTGATTGCTTGGGCGCGACGAACCTCTACAGGCTTGCCTTGCGCGTCTTCCATGAATGTTTTTGTTTGACCTTTCTCTTGAGCCAATACATCTGGGCCACCAACCATTGGTTCTCCACCAATAGGAAGACCCTTACCTTGATTGATAGCTTCTGGAATTTGGCGAAGGTTTTGAACTTGCTCTTGTTCGGCAATACTCTGAGCCTGTGGCCCAGTTGAATAGTAATCAGCTACTTCATTTATTGAGTATCCCGATTTGAATGCTTCTGCAATTTTAGAATTCTGCTCAGAAACTACTGACATTATTTCTTGGTCAGAATATCCCGCTTCCCTTGCCTTTTTTAGTTTTTCAAGAGTAAAAGCCATTTACAATGGATATATTTATTTTAAAATATTGGCAAGGTTTTCTTTTGAACGTCCACCACCAAAGGCAGGCATATCAATTTCTGTTCCATAGAGTGGCATGAAAGCATTTTTAGCTGCTTGTGGAACCCCAGCAATAAACTCTACTGAGTTACGAGTTTCTTTTGAGATCGGAACTTTTTCTGTTTTATCTCCCTTTGGTATTTCAATGAATGAACCACCCTTTTTATCTGTTACAAAAGATATGTTTTCAAATCCTCCAAGTGCTTTAATCGCTTTTTGCAAGTTACCATCCGCATCCAAAGTAGAAATAGCTTCGTTTACTTTTTCACTAAATGGTTTATTGGATTTCTGATAATCATAAAGCTGATCTACATTTTCAAAACTTAATGACATTCCGCTTTTTGAAGAAATGTTCATTCCTTTTTGTTTCAAAACATCTGGACTATCAAGTTTTGTAATACCTTCAGCACCCGCAATATATTTACCAAGTTTTGGGATAGCTATAAATCCTTTTGAGAAAGGTTGAACTGTATCTTTAGGGAAGATCATCTTGGTTGACTCAGACATTACAGAACTAAATGGAGTTCCAGAATTTAGTTGTTGTTTAATAGCTTCAAATCCTTGTGCTACTTTTGCCTGTGTAGGTGATGGTGCTTGCTGATTCTGTGGCGTTCCTATTGGTGCTGTTAATCCTGAGTCTTGTGGTGCTGAACCTTGATCTGTTGGGAGTCCATCAACTGGTGTTTCAAAATCAGCTAATGCTGTTCCTCCTGCTCCCATTGTTTTTGTGGGTGGCGTTACAACGGCAGGTTGCGTTCCTGTTCCAGTTTGAGTTCTTGCGGCAGTAAGTTGACTTGCAAGTTGTGGATTGGTTAAAGCCAAGATTGGAAGAATAGAATCCATTCCAGATGTTGATTGTGTTGTTTTCTGACTGAGCAAATAGTCATCAGTTGATTTTCCAATAGCATCAAATCCTAATTTAACAAATGGCATTAATTGCGGGTTGTTCAAAGTTTGCGGATCCAATGTTCCAAGCATCTTACTATACGCCGCTCCAGATTGTCCTTGTTGAGCAAGGCTCATTGATTCTTGTAAATTCTGTTGAAGCATAGGTAGCATTGCCTGAGCTTGCTTCTGCTGCTCCTTCTGTGCCAATGAAGCACCTACTTGCTGACCAAGTTTAGCCAAAGAATCTCCAACCCATGAAGTAGATTCAGAGGCGCGATTGGTTCCAACCATTATGAGTTCTGCGATAGACATAAATTAAGCCCTTGTTGCTCTTGGGATATACGATCCATATACTTGACTAAAATTTTCTGCGTATGGCGCGGCCTGTTGAGCTTGGCCCATTGTAGAGTAACCTCCAGAACCACCTTGCACTGCCGCAAGTTGACTATAGGCATTGCTCATGCCGCTCAACCCACCATAGGCAGCCTTACCAACGTCAGCGAATCCTTGGCCGATTGCTTGTTGTGCGGCGTAGTTTGCGGCAGCATTGTCTTTGTTTACTCCGTACATACTTTGAGCTTGTCCAGTCAATGCACCATAGTTCCCTTGGTTGATCTGAGATAGATAGTTCTGCTGGTTCAAAGCATTTTGTATGCCATATTGCTGCACTTGGATATTCTGCCCTCTTCCTTGCAAACCAATACCCATAATCTCAGGAACATTTTGAGTAAATGATTTAGCTAATTGCATCCAATTTTGCGAAGTAGATTGCAATCCTCGGAAGCCTTCTGATAAAGCTAGTCCAGTTGTTGCTAACCTATTCTGTTGCTCATTGACACTTGGAGCTAACTGCATTCCAGCAAGAATCCTTTGCTCAGAAGATTGTCTTAGTTGGTCTGCTAACTGAGCTTGTGCTGTTTGAAATCCACCAGTTCTGCCTGCTGTTGCTGGATTAAACCCTGCTCCCGCTCTCTCAGCGATTACTCGATTGATCTGTTCTTGTTGCACTGGAGTAAGCTCGCCCCTCAACATACTTCCAACTACATCTCTTTGTTGGTCAATCAATCCTTGGTTTGCTTGGATTCCTTGGTACTGCTGGTTAAGATTATTCTCCCACTGACCAATTGACTGCATTGCTTGTGATCTAGCCTGTGAAGAACCCGGAACAATAGTATCAAGTTGCTGTAATGTATTAGCAGTTATTTGATTTGCAGCATTTATAGATTCAAGCGTTGCATTCTGAAGATTAAATTCTGGAATTTTAAGATTAGGATTTATTTTTGAAATCTTCTTTTTAACCTGATTCTGCTGTTGAACATATTGATCTGTAGCAGCTTGAAGTTGTTTTTTATATTCCTTGCCAGCCTTACCTTGTGCCGATGCTGCTTTATTTGCCGAAGAAGAATTAAACAAACTAGACCCTATCGAACTTAAAATGCCTGCACCTCCAGCAGCCATTGCTGTGCCAATAACAGGCAAAGCGTGAAACATCATAGAGTGTTTATCTCTAATTGTATTTTCTGGAAGTGTTAAAAAGCTCATCGGTATAGAAAGTAATCGTTAGGTGTTGGTGAAAGTAAATCAGAACCGATTAGATTATCTGCCCGACTATAGTTTGCAAAACGGATTGGAGCGGCTGTTGGGATTTCTACACTCTCCATTTCCTTCTCTTGTTCTTGCACGGCCAATGCCAAGTTTTGCATGAACTCTTGAGCCTTGCGATTCTCTCTGGAGTTTAATGCAAGAACTGCGTAGATCATTGCGTCTGCGCTGAACTCTAACAATTCTTTCGGTTCAGTTAGATCAAAGTATCTCTTAGAAACGTAAAGCGTAATGCACTCGCAAGTCTTGGGAGCTTTGAACCTACGGAAACTTGGGTTAGCATCGTTAGGTTGATAGATGGAAATCAGTGTCCTTGCCTGCAACTCCATGTCATAAGCGTACACCCTGATCCTACCTTTAGTCACTGGCTTGGATACTGAGCGAACTCCCTTTACAAGTAGCTCGGTCTTTGCAAGATTAGGACTCTGCGCGGCAAATAGGTTGACGTGATGATAGGTATCGTATTGATCCTGCACTTCAAACATCAACTCTACTCCCACATCCGCGATGTCCTCTGCAATGATTCCTAGTTGGTATGGGTTTGTAGTGTAGTCACGAAAGAGAACATGGAGTCCGCCAATTTCAGTAATTCCTCTATGGCAGGAGTTGCCTGCTTGGAGAGCAAAAGCATTGGTCGCGTTGAACCATTCATCACTTAAACTAACTGAGTCGTCTCCAATCCATGCAAGTCTGATTTGCTCATAGCGAGACGGAAGCGTGAAACAATTATTTACGCAACAAATTTGGACGTACTCTTCTGCCGTACTCCACGATCTTTTATTCCACAACAATCTACGCGCCTGATTAACAGCCTTAACTCCACGCTCATACGAACAGGTTCCAGAATCACCCACGAATCCCTTAATCAACTCAACCATTTCTTCTAATGTATCGCCCATATTTAGATTAAGTTTAATTGTTCCTCAAGTGGATTATACCATTTTGCTCTATTCTCTTTCCTCCAAAGAGGGCGAAGATTTGAATAATGATTTAATGCAATTACTTCTTTTTTTGTCTTTGCTGATTTGATAGGTTTGATGTGGTCAATATCCCAAGATTCTCTGTTGTGCCAACCTTGTCCTTCTTGAAATCTGGTTTCAATGTATGATTTGAAAAAGCTCCAAGAACATCCAAGTATTTCTTCTGTTTTGGTATCCTTACTAAAACCCTTTGTTTTAATAGATATTCTTATTAGAGTTCCAATATTATGCTTTAATCTATTTAGATAGTTTTTATTTCTATCAAGATATTTGCGTTTATACTGTCGTCTATTCTCTATTTTTTCTGGATTTTGATAGTAACTTTTAAAGTATTCAGCTTGTTTAATCTTTGCTGACTCCTTGTTTCTTGACTTGGCATTGCTGGCTCTTTTTCTCGCCCTATATTCTGGGTTGTTTTTGTTTCTCAACCTATATTCATAATTTTGAATATTTTGATTGTTTATATCTTTTTCCCAAGCAGCAGGAGATAACCATTTCTCATAAGTCTTAACTTCACCAGATTTGATTTTCTTTTTAAAAAATTTACTAAAACGATAGCCATCCTCTCTGGTATCGCCGCGTTTCCGCTTGCGATCCAGAGTGGAAGTGCAATAGCCATCGTTTACGAATACCATAGATTATCGTTACCGATAATTATTTCCCGCCAACGGGCTTGCCAGATTTTGGCATAGGTGCACTGGAGTATGGGTTCTTGCCAGTGTTAGGCGGGTTTGAATTACCCATCATAGTGGTGATTTTACCGCGAGTTGGTGCGCCGCCTGATACTAGGCGTGGGTCTGTTCCTTTTAGTGGTGTCATATTTTTGTTTGGTTGGTTGTTATGCTGAATGGATTGCTACCCAATCCAGTGTTGTTATTGTGGCCACATTGTTATCAATGATAACTGTGAATCCAGAAATAGTTTGCGATCCAGTTTGGACTGCGAAAATTGGTGCTGAAGGTGTGCCAAAAGTAGTAGTAACTGGTGTGAATGCCACGGTATAATTATCACTTGGCATAGCTGTTGTGAAAGTGATTGTAGCAGTCGAATCTGTCCCTGAAATTGCAATCGAACCTTGCCTTACTTGTGTGAGAGCAAGAACATCAATTTGATTCTGCAAGTTTTGCAGGTAATCGTTAATTGTTTGTATCTGTTGTGGAGTAACATCAGCGAGGCCGGGAATGTTTACAGTTCCACTTGCTAAAACAATGTCAGAAAATTGCTGGAATACTTGAGTCCAATTTCCAACTGGGCAGAAGTCATCTGGAACAGATGGAAAGATAAGTGCGGGACTGGAATCCTGATTGTCCATAATTTAATTGACGATATTGTAATCCCAATATTTCTCTTGGCAACACAAAAATGGTTCACATTCTTGATTTTCTTCTGGGCAGTCGCCTATTGGGGAATCGTCATTGTTCTTGATATTCGCCATCAATCTCACTCGGTCAATGGTCGCTGATCCAGTTAGTTTAATTTTGATTTGAAATTCACTTCCTTCTACCGATGGGATGCCTGCCAAGTCATTACACTCACTTGGGTCAGGCGTGTTAAACTTGTAGCGTTTGTAGCGATTACCGCCCCGTTGAGGGACGCACTCAATAGCTATTGGAGAACATGGATTACAACCGAATTTTGTTGGGACTTTTAACTCTGACCAACAAGGATTGCTATCTGCGCGGAATTGAGCATAGCTTTCTACTTCTCCCTTAATCTCACTCATCCACATTTCCCCGCCAGTAATTTTCTTGCGAAGGAACTTATTTGTTGCTCCGCTTCGGTTGAAGTCATATCTTCCAGTAGTAAAAAAGGATTCAATCTGCCTGACCCCATTCGGGCCGTAGTCATCAGTTTGTTCTGAAGTTACTTCATACAAGCGATTCTTATTGTCTTTATCAAAAGAGAATGCAAATCCACGTTTTTGTCCAACTATCAACGCCGACACCATTTGAGTAGGTCGAACTCCAGTCCATAACCCATTCCATCTAAAAGAAAGTTGAGCGTCTGGTGATGGACTTGCTGATTGATCTAAGTCGAGCGCAATAATCCCACGATGATACCTATGAAGTCCGGGTGCTGTTGTCCTAGTAATCTCGGGCGCAACTGTGCTTAGAATGTAGTTATCAAAAAACATCGAAGATGCAAATTGTCTTAGCCAAGGTGTATCACGTTCTACCCATTTGTTTACTTCCCTTGATAGTTTACGAAGCGAGAAGTATCTATTAAACTCGGATTGAGTATTTGAGTAGAATGCCCAACCATCGTGTGATCTAAACCAAAGCTCAGAGTTTACTAAAGCTAAGTATGGACTTGTGCATCCGCGCCCAAGTAGTGAGATGCGTTGTAGGTTTGTTGTATTCCACTGATCTCTTGGGATTGAAACATCCATAGAGAATGCACCATTCCCAGTAAGAACTACAAGTTGACCTTGACCGCGAAGGTTAATACCAATCTCTGGCATTACTTTCATTCCGGTTATATTACCCATCATGCTTGGAGTTGCAAACGCGCCACCCAACTGCCAGTAAGTTATCTCAGTGAATCTACGAGTGTTTTCAGTATCAGTCAGTCCAGCACCAAAGATAATGTCGGATGCGTAGATTTGGTTGAACTTGTCTGAAACAAATACTCGCCCGAACGCATACTCCATGATAGTGCCAATCGGCATCTCTCGATTGAATGGATTCAATCTTACTGCGTTTGTATTAAGATCACCATTCCATGCGATTGCATTTTGGTATCCGTTCTGGATGTATAGTTGATCTTCAGCCTGCACAAAAAATGTGTGCATTAAACTTCCATCATTCCATGTCCACCCATCTGCAACTGGAAGTTTGTATGCGTATGCAACATTGTTTACTATCTTTAGAAAGTAAATCACCCCTGCTACTGATATGACTATTCCATCAGCAGATTCGTATGTTGTCCTGCGATATGGATACGCACCTTGAAAGTTACCAGTCTGAATATCGTTAACGATAGTCTCTGGTTGTCCAGTGCCAGCTACGATGTTTATATTCCTTATACTCGGACGAGTGCGGTTAATTCCACCTCTGAAGGTTCTGTTCACCGATTCGGCCACATACATCTCAGGCAAGTATGATGGATGCGTTGCAGCGTCTTGTGCTATAACACTTGTGAATCCATCAAATACTGATCCTTCTGCTGGCATTACGTTTTAATAATATAATTCATCGCCACATTTCTTGGGCGAGTTTCTGTTTGTCCGTAACTTGGTATTGAGTGCGTGTGGTCTGCACTTACCGCACCAGTTGTTCCTGAGAATGTATGTGTATGGCGAGTGTTTGCACCAGCAGAGGTTTGAGCGTTTGCCGTATCTCCCATTGTATCTGTTCCGCTTGTTGGAGTTGCGCGGCGATTAGGAGGATAATTTGTGTATCCATGCGTATGATCTGGTGAATCATTCCCAGTGGTTCCACTAAATGAATGAGTATGTCCTACACTTTGATTTCCAGTAGTGCCACTATGATTATGAGATTCTACCGCAAATGATTGGTCAGTTCCAAATACGCGAAGTGGGTCAATCCCTCTTCCATTATCAAATCCACGAACAAACATCCCACGAAGATCTGGAACAGCAAAATTTGTTAGTCCATCTCCAGCACCATAGGTAATTCCAATAACTCCAAACAAATTTGGTTGTGGAGATGGATCAAGTGCCGTTCTGCCATACAATGAACCATTGCAAATAACCCATCCAGAAGGCGCGGAGTTTGCAGCGTATGGAACAATAGCTCCAGTTGGGATACCACCCGGAATCGTTGAGTTGAATTGGATACTTCCACTCAATACTTGCAAAAACTCTCCATCTACTCCGCTCGCAAGTGAAAATGAACTACCATTTTTAACAATAACTCCATTGCCTGCTGGAAGGAGTGAGGCAAGATTGCCTATCTTCCATTGAGTACCATCCCAGTAAGCCAAGAAGTTATCTCCAGTGTCGGTAGGTTGCCATTGCCTTACAGTTCCATCGGCCAAAAGAACCATGATTTTAGGCGCGACATTGACTGCGTTAAGTTGAAGACTTGGTAATTTGATTGGTGCTGTCAGTGATCCGCTTTTCCAAGCGACATCGTTATTCTGATCGTACTGAAGAACTGAAACTTCAGTTGGTTCTAGTAATACTTTTTGGCAAGATGCAGTATCTTCTACTACAAGTTTACGTCCGTCTGTAGTTGTTTCGAGTCCTTCGCAAAACAAAGGAAACTCTGTGTCGCAAGGTGGGCAGTTTGTGCAATCGCTCATGATGTTACTGATTTAATGATTGAGAAATTGATTGTTGGCTGATCTATAGAGGTTCCAAGTACTGATATAAAATTAATTGTAAATGATACTCCTGAAACTATTTTACCAACAACAAATAAATATAAATTTGTTCCTCCAGTATATGATAAAAGAACAGTGTCCGTTGCCTCAATGGTTGTATTGTTTACAACAAGCGATGACCATCCCGCAGTAACACCAGCCGCATTAAGTAAGGTTATTGATCCACAAATTTTATTTATTGTTACTGGAGTTGTTCTAGAAGTTAATTGAGTAATAGTTCCTCCTGCACCAGTTGAATATCCAATTCCTGCCGTTGGTGAAGATGATGCTATTTTTGCAGTAGATGCAATTGATCCGACAACATCAAGTTTAACTGCTGGAGTTGGAGTTCCAATTCCTACGTTTCCTGCTGCATCTATGATGAACGGAGTTGTATCGGTAGTCTCGTCTTCTACTCGCAATGGAACACCTGCTCCAGATTGAGTGATTCTTACAATGTCGCTTGCCGTTGATCCAGCAACGTGAAATTTACCAAGTGGTGCAGTAATGCCAACACCAACATCTCCTGCGCTTGTTATACGCATTCTCTCAACATCATTAGATTTTATGATGAGTGGATGCGCCGAAGATGTTCCTACTTCAGCTTGCGCGTTTTGTTCTGCCGTGAGATCAACTGAAACGCCACCTTGAGTTGCAATATAAGAAGATGAAGCTGCGCTGGAGGTATCAGTATTTACTACTCTGACTGCTGTCTGCGCTGCCTGAGATTGAGATACGTCTAACTTTACTGCTGGAGTATTCGTTCCGATACCTACACTCCCATTCGTATTTGATTGTAGGTTTACACTCGTTCCATCAATCTGAAGGACTGCTGAGTTAGTAAAGATTCTTGGTGTAGTGCCAGCCGCTTGGATACGAAGATCGTAGTCATCCGAGTTTGGATTTTTTAAATCCATGTAAACATTTCCCGTTCCACCAACCTCGATACGTGTATCACCGCTTGGGTTGTTAAGAAGCAATTCAGTTCCACTAATTGATGAGAATGCTACTCCTCCAGTTGAATCTCTTTTAACTATAGTATTCGGAGTATTTGTGCTTACCGCTTGAGTAAACTTGATAAAGCCATCTGTAACTATCGGAATACTACCTTCTGTTCCCACAAGACGCTTTTGGCAAAACAGGGAATCCTCAACAACAAATGCTTTTGCTGTGCTTGTTGTTTCAAGCGGTTCACAGAATAACGGGTAATCTGTTTCACAAGGAGGACAAGGTGTGCATGGAGTCATAAATTATCTAATCCTTCGTGCTTGTATAGTTCCGTAAGCAGAAAGTGTGCTTAAAGTAAAAGTAGCATTTGCAACAAGATAAATAGTGGTAGTTGCGGTAAGCGTAAATAATTGTCCACGGATAGGCAGCCCAACATCATTTGAGGCGGTTGGAACAAATGCAGCAGATACGCTTCGTGAAAATGTATCTTGCGCTCCAAGTGTTGCTGCCGTTGTGCTTATTCCTTGTGTTAAAATTGTAATGCTGGTTGTTGCCCCTGCACGATAATCAACTTGTCCATTTACATACCATTCTCCAGCAGGTAAAGAAATACTTGTAACGGTTGCTGAGGTTGCAGTTGTTAATGAGACGGCACTACCAACAGCAATTGTTGATTGTATTGCTTCCCCAAATCCCGCGATTTGATCTGCTGCGTTTTGTGCTACCCTTGCATAGTAGTTTGCGCGATTTGCAATCGCATTCATTGCGTCTTCACTTGGGCCACATGGATTACATTTAGAACTGGAATTTCCGCAACTCATAATTTTTATCGTTAACGATATTTAGGTTTTTGTCAATGGTTATTTAGCTTCAATAATTTCGTAGTCGTAATTATTTTTACCACTTTCAGATTTTGCTCTATAAAACCTAATCCAATATGCACCTGTTGGTTTAGGTGGGGCACCCCGCTCAACGTGCCATCCACCATACCCGTCTGTAAATTCTTCTTTGTATCCACCAACCTTAATATGAGTTTGTCGAAATTGCTCAATAGCATCGTGGTGATTTAATTTGATCCGTTGGATTGGCAATGAAAATGAGTCGTGCGTGTGACCCGTTACAACAAAATCAGCATCAGCAACATACACAGCTTGTCTGTTTGTTTGGATAACGCCACGAGTTACTGGCCCACCGCCACCGCTGCCATGAAAGTACCAAAGTTTATATCCTTGAGTTCCAGATAATCCTCTTTCGGTTTTATTGGTGTATAAAGAAAACCTTACAAAACCACTATACCCACCTCTGCGAGCTATACCTTTATTGCTTCTTAATCTTTCTGCAAGTCTCTCACAAAGATCAGTCTCGTGGTTTTTTTGGATTGAACCCTCATGATTTCCTGCCGCTCTAATAGTTAAAATCTTATTATACGGAGCTAGGAATTTAGCAGCAGTTTCTACCAACGAATCTAAATAGTTTCCAGTTGCGTGTTCTGGAAGCAAATCTTTCTTATGGCTTCTCTTGTCGTACTTTCCCTGCATTGCACAGAAAAAATCTCCTACATCAATTACAGGTGCGTTTCGTTCCAAGGCTAAGTCTAAATGCTTTTTAAATTTTGCTCTGTCACACATTGGATTGTCCCAATGCACGTCACTTTGCAATAAGACCCATTGCTCATCCCCAACTTTAGGGAGGTGTATTTCAATAACGTGTACATTTCTGCTAACTTCTTTGAAGTTCCATTTCGATGTTTTCATATTTATCGTTTACGATAATTCCGTTAATAGGTATGGTATTGTTTTTTGGTTGTATCTACTCATTTCTGAATAAACGAGATTTATGAATCCATCCCATTGCGCGGGGTAGATTGTTTGACACCCCTCGGAGGAGGTTGAGTTGTATCCTCCCTTATGAATGTTGATAGCGACACCCATATCGTCTCCCATTCCGTCTCGCCTAACAGGAAGCTCCTCTTTGGCGTTAGAAGGTCGCAGTGCTGGATAGCCGCCTCCGGGCTTACTAATGCCATGATTCCCCTTACGAAAGCGGTGAACGCCCGTTTGAAGCACCGAAATGCCTTTTCTAAAAACAGAAGGATCGGTATTAGCGTTAAACGTAGCGTGAACAGAAGGGGATAATAAAATAATCGCATCATCATAAATTCCCCGATTGTTTCCAGATGGAGCGAATGTTTCAGAGTAGTATCCTCTAATCCCTACCAGCGCAACACGATCCTCTATCCCTGCTTTGATAACCATTGCAAGGGTTTTTTCTTTTGCCTGCTGCGGTCTGGAGTTTGGAACCATTAGCCTTTACGAACTACATTGATGAGTCCCACAAGGCCAAGTCCTGCGACAATGATGGACTCTTGAAGTTCTGGTTCAAGTTTAACTCCGATTGCTGTAGCAATTAGAATCAATCCGCGCCATGTGCTATTCTCTGACAAGCGTTCCAATAGTATATTTACAATTTTCATTTTTTTGTTCCTTTTGGTTCTGGTAACTCATAAGTGAGTCTGCCGTAATCTGTCTGTAAAGAAATTCCAAGTGTCTCGCATCCTGTAAAAAATGCCATTGCAAGAAAAGCGAATGATATTAAAACCATCCAAAGTGCAATTTTTTTAGGGTTCATTTTTATTGTAGTTTTTGTAGAGAACGATAATCGATCCAATACCTACTACGATACCAACTATCAAAGATGCAATCCGTAGCCAAGCCTCTACCTCTGGCAAAAATGAAATACCAACTGATGTAGCAGTTGCTATAATTCCAGTCATGCTTGCGTTAAATGAGTGAGTATCCATTGTTAAAAATAAGTTGTTATGATTGCCATGCCATCTCCACCTACTCCTCCTGCTCCAGATGTCGTTCCAGTTTCAGTGGCTCCACCGCCCCCGCCACCTCCTGCGGGAAATCCTCCGGCCCCACCTGCTCCTCCTGATACGGCAAGACCAGCACCTCCTCCTCCACCGCCAGAACCTACTGCGAATAATCCACTTGATGCAGAAGTATTTGATGTTCCTGCTGTCCCTGCAACTCCTGTGGCTGCTCCTCCCGCTCCTCCACTATAGTTTAACACATTTGATCGACCTCCATTCCCTCCCATAAACGCAACTGAAGCAACAGATATTCCACCTCCCGCACCTCCACCGCACCCGCCAAATTGAGTTTGCGAATTGGTTTGTGGCGGGAAACCATTGCCAGCATTTTGACTAATAGAACTAGCGCCTGCATCGTGTGCATTCAAAATTCCGTTTCCGGCATTGCCTAATGTTTTAGTTCCGCCACTTCCGCCAGTTCCACCTAAACACAACAAAGATTTGAATGTGGTTGTTCCTCCACTTCCCCCATCACCACCACCTCCTGTTGGAGAAGTAATGCCGCTTCCTGAGGTTCCTCCTGCTCCAATTGTAACAGATTCAGACGCAGAAAGAACTGACGCAGGTATTGTGATATTTAAATATCCACCACCTCCGCCACCGCCACCGCCAGATTTAGTTGTAATTGCCGCAGGGTCTTTTCTGCCACCCCCACCGCCACCGCCACCGCCAAAAAGTTGAACATTTACGGATTTAGCGTTTGTTGGTTTTGTCCATGTGAATGTTCCAACAGTTGAAAAAACCTGAACATCTGTTGCTGGTGTAATTTGAGTTTCTACGCCACTGGAGTTTTTGGAATAAACTTTATCATCTGATTTAAAATACAGCGAGTTGTCTCCAGCATTTGGGGTTGTTCCGCTTGCCGTCTGTGTAAAGATAGCTGAGTTCGCAAAGTTTCTGTCTGGTGATGCCATAATGTTTAATTAGTTATTTGTTTCCACTGACGTTCAACCCGATCATCAAACCAAACAAGGAATGGTTCGTAGTCTGCTTCGTCTCCGGGGCATTCGATTTTTACAAGTTCAACAAGGGTTGGATCAACCCAATTTTCGGGAATTGGATATGGGCGAATTGTATCAATCCGAGGATTGCCTTCGTCGTCCAAGCAAACACTAGCAAGATACTTGTCTCCGTTTGGAAATATTAGTCCGTATGTTTTAAGCATAAAATTATGTTCCGTATGCGATTTCTACTGCGTCAACCGAAGCAACCCAACGCCATGTTTCTGAAGCAATTCCTGTTACTAAAATTCGGAGGGTATCATCAGCGTCACTTACAGATAATGCAATAATAGTTCCCGCCGCGTTATCTGAACCGATAGTTACTGGAGCGTAAACTTGAGTTGAAGTGCCACTAACATTTTTTACTGCATATTGTCTAACATAGTGAGCAACGGCAGTGCCATCTGATTTAATTCCAGAAATGTTAATCGTCATTGAAATTACTTTTCCAGATGGAATCCCAAGATAAGTTGTTGCTCCATCTAAAGCCATTTCAACTCCAGTGTTCGTTGTTGTTTTGCAACGAAGGACAAACCTTTCTCGTTGTGCGTCACCTGCTGCGGAGAATGAGCCATTCGCGTATGCAAATTGTCCGTATCTGTCAGCTTGTGCGCGGAATCCGCCGGGACATGATGTCCCGCTTGCGCTCGCTACGTTCCCTCCTGAACTTGAACTGAATGTTCCTGCGGCAAACGAACCATTACCTGATGCAGAATTAAAGGCTCCTAATGCAGTAGATGCAACTCCTGTTGCCAAATTATTATAACCAAGTGCTATTGAATGAAAATTTGCTGCTAGGTTATCTATACCTACTGTAAATGCATATGGGCCACTAGCAATTTTTGTACTTAGTCCACGAGCTATTTGCAAATCAACCGCATATATGCCTCTTGCATTCCCACCTGTAACAGTTCCATCGGGTTTCGGCCCAGCAACCAATGCGCCATTGCCTTTCGGTGTTAGAACAAGTGCGGAATTAGCCTGTCCAGAATGCTGATTGGTGATAGCAACATTTGCTTGAGTAGAAACAGTAGCATCATCAATGTTAAGATCACTATTTTGCAATGTTGCTCCACCAGTTCCATCTGCGCGGAGAATAGCATTATCAACTGAACCAGTTGTGATTGTTGCTTGCTTGCTGTTAAAGGTAGTCCAATCCGTAGAAGTAAGAAATCCTTTAGTGCTTCCGCTTGCTGCCTGCCCATTGGTATAGTCGATGCTAATTACTCCTGCCGTTGCGTCAAAATCAGAAGCATTAAAAGCAGCCGCACCTTTTGTTGTTCCATCTGCCGCTGCGTTTGCAATACTAATCGCGGGAGTTGCGCCGCCAGACGATGCTATTGGCGAAGTTCCTGTAACAGACGTTACAGTCCCAGTTGTAGGAGTTGTCCATGTGGGAGTTCCTGCACCAGCAGAAGTTAATACTTGACCAGCAGTTCCAATAGGAGTTACACCCAATGCTGAAGTTGTAGAACCATAGGCTACTCCACCAGCAACAAATGGTGAAGATTGACCTGTGCCACCTCGATTTGCAGCAACAGTATTTCCATTCCAAGTAGCTGAAGTAATTGATCCGGGATAATCAAATGTATTGGTTGACCATGAAACATTTGCTGGAGACTGATCGTGCCTATCCCAAGTTCCTGCTGCCGTTGCATTATCAAGCAAAACAACTGTTACATATCCACCAGATGGAATGGAAACAACAAGAGTATTGGAGTTGTTATTTACCAATATTGCACCAGAACTTTGATTGTTGTTGAAACTAAAAATTGTTCCTTTTGTAAGTGTAGTTGCATCTGGCAATTTAATTGTTTGTCCACCAGACCCAGTAACAAGCGAAACAGGTGCGGATGCAGCGGTTAAAACAACTTGAGTTCCAGATGCAGTAATTGTTGCAAGATTGTTAAAGAACGCATTTGCTGAAATATTATTGTTAGCGTCTTTTACAACTACTGTGCTATCAATTGCAATGGTTCCAGAAGTAGTAATGGTTCCACCAGTCAGTCCTGTTCCTGCCGTAATGCTGGTGACTGTTCCAGCCCCACCACCGCCACCTGCAATATCAAGTTTACCTGTAAATGGATTGAATTTGTATGCCATACTATGGGTAAGTAATTGTTATTTTTACCAAGTTTGTGTCGTTTACTGTTGGAGGTTGAGTGGCATACTCAAGCGTTAGTGTAGCCACTAAGACTCCTGCATTTTTATACAGAACAGTTGCAATATTATTTGTGGCCCCATAGTAGGTGATGTCAATCTCGTCATACGGCGGTATGTCGAATCCAGTAACTTGTTTCAATTGCTCATAGATATTGAAATTCTGTTGATCTGGAGTTAGACTAATGAAGCAGGGTTGAGTGAGTGCCATAATATTTTATCGGTTACGATAATTAGCCAACTGGTGGAAGGGCGGCAGCAAGAGCTTCATTAGTGAGAAAGTATTGCTGGTCTTCAGTTTTTTGAACAAAGCAATTCTCGGTAACTGGTGTCAGTTCACCAATAGTTGCAAGTCCAACGTAAAATTGATAGAGCTTAGAAGCATCACTTGCTGCGTCATAGCAGCCATAAGAAATTGAATCAATGCCGGCAGCGGCGGCGATTGTTTGAACAAAAGGGTAGGATTTATTGCGGTAGTCAAGATCAGTAAAGCAAGCCATAATTAAAAAAAGGTTAGGGTGAGGAAGTATTTACTTCCCCACCCAAAGTTGAGGTTTAGTAGTAGATACCGACAACGTAGGCATTCACATAGAGTGCGCCAACACGTCCAGCAGTATCAGCACCAGAGACAACATTCACGCCAGCGTTTGCATAGGTGAAGGTGGTCGAGTTAACGACAGTAACTTCAGCCTGCACATCATTGAACGTGGTGTCGGTCATGCTGGCAATCGTGATCGTGTCGCCTGTGGTAAAACCATGAGCAGCACCAGTAACGATTGTAGCAATCCCCGAAGTGCGAGCGCGGGTAGCTGTAGCTTGTCCGAGTCCAACAGTGGATTTCACCAAGCGAAGTTTACGGGTTCCTTCGATAACATAAGGATTAGCAACAAGCGCAAGAGGATTGTAGCGGCCTTGGTTATCAAGAGCGTCCGTGATGGTCAGCGAAGAGGTCATGTTTTCGCCAGAGGTTCCATTATCAACGACCACAATTGGGTCGGTAGCAGTGGTTCCACGAGCGTAAGCAGTTTCCAAAACAATGCTGGTTGGAAAGAACTTAGTGTCTTGATCGTTAAGAACCAAGAGTTCAGCGTCTCCAGTAGCGAGTAGGTTAATAGGAGTCGGGCCAAACAAGTTGACACGATCATAAGCGAGTGGTCGAGAATTAGACATATATTTTATTTAAGGTTGTGGGGAGAGGCTTTAATAGCCTCTCCCCTGTTTAACTTAGGAAGGCACAACGATGTCACCCACACCAGCGCAGCTATAGCAATCCTGATTGTTCTCAGGAACGATGTAGCTCTGCACGGGGCAGCAGGAACCGTAGAGGTTTTTGCTTTGTGGCAGGCGATGCAAGAACGAGTGCATGATGGTTGGGTCTTTGACCTGTGCAGCGAGACGGAACTGAGCTTGATAGAAGCCCGTTTTGCGCCAGCGGTTGCACTCCCAATCTGGATTCTTCCACTCCCAATCGCCAGCGTAGTTCTGGGTCATTTGTTGGGCTTGGCCGTATCCAGTCGAGGATGGCATTGTCCATTTGCACATTGCCTTGTTTACCATAGCAACCGAGATGCCGAAGTCGGCAGTGCGGTAAGCGCGGTTAGGAATGTAAGCGCATCCGTTTTCAAGAACAGTCTTGATGTAACGAGGAACGCGAACGAGACGCGCCCATGTTGCAGGATCAGCTTCGTTGAAAGCACCGAGACTAGCGTTGAATGCAGTGTCAGCGTTGAAGCGAGCGGAGTTGATGTCGTATCCAAAGGCGTAGTCGCCAATGATGCGGTTGATTCCGAGCTTCAGACGTGTGAGACGTTCATCGAAGTCAGTGTTTGCATCCCAGTAACCATTGTTGCGCTTGGCTTGGAAGTAAAGCGCACGGCCAACTTGAGGATCGGGGATGATGATGTCGAGCAAAGGCTGACCAGTTGCGTCTTGGAGATCAAGGCGGAAAGCGTCATCTTCGTCTTGCAGGTCAACGAGTGCATCGTCGAGCATATCAAGCGAAAGATAAGCAATCTTGTTGAGGTCAGCAGGAGCGAGCTTAACGCGAAGGGCGCAAAGGTCGTAACCGGCTTCGTTGTTGAGCGTATGCTCAGGAACATACCATGCTCCGTCATCAACGAGTCCACAATAAGTGCCGTCATCTGTGGTGATGCCCATCCATTTGTGTCCAGAACCACCGATGTAGTTGGAACGAAGGAACTCTTCGTGGACGTTCTTGGTGATGCGAGCATTCGACTCCTCGAACTGAAGGATTTCTTCAGCGGGGAAGAGACGATAGAGAAGGCTCTCAACACAAATCCAGTCAGTGGTCATCTCTTTACGGAGAAGCTCAAAAACGTAGCTCTCTGTACCGGGACGCTGAATGACTTCTGGTTTGCTGTCGCAAGAATCAGTCTCGCAATAGGTGTCGGTGATCGTGCGGAAAGGAGCGCAAGGATCGTGGAATCCACGGCCAAAGCGGAATGCTTTCTGCTCGGTTGTGTGGTTAAGAGGCCATGCTTGCTCCTCGAAACGTGTGAAATATGCAGAGTTGGTGACGAGCTTCTTTACATAAAGGTCGTTGAAATACTCGCGGCCCTCGCGGAAGAAACTATCAATCTCAGCACATGAATTGAAATACAATTGATCTGACATTTTATTTAAGTTTTGGTTTAGTTTAGTTTTGCACCGCTAAACTATGCCACATAGGAATAGCAAGCGAGTGCTTGGTTTCCTCTGCTGGACTCAACCCAGAGTTTCTTCTGTCCAGAAATCGTTTTTCATGCGAGGTCGAAAACTCGCCAGCCAGAGTGCGGCTGAATCACTAATTTTATCGTAAACGATAATTTCGTATATCTCTTGATTGAACAATGCAACTAACCATTTATTATGTCAAGCAACTTTTTTTAAGAAGATGAAAAGGGGAGCAAGTTTTACCTTACTCCCCTTCCAGCTAACAAGAATGATGGGTTTATGCGCTCACCCTACCTTGTGGAGAAAAACGAGCTAACTTACTAGCAAGTCCCTCACTGATGCTCATTCTTGGTTTCTGGGAATCCGATGCACTTGGCGTTGACGATATGCGGGAAGATCCCTTGAGTTGCGCGATATAATCGTCTTTCTCTTTGACCATCTCTTGGTATGCCTTCAATTGTGCTTGAATCTTCTGGTATGCGCGGCCTTGGTGAATCAGCCGATTCATATCCTCAACCGATGCTTGTTCGTTAGTCTGCTGTGTAGCAGCTAAAGCAATAGACTCATCGCGGGAAAGGTCATACTTAATTCCTTTTTCCTTCATGTAGTCAGCAACTACATCTGGTATTTCAGTAGCCCTATCAATTTCTTGTTGTGTATTTTTGTACCCTTCGCGCCATTGGTTCAGATATTTATTCCGTCCATCTTGTTCTTTTTGCTTACTGGTTTGGATAATATTCTGCTTGGTTTCTTCAAAGTTGACAAGAGCAGCGTGATGTCCCTGAGTTGCTTTGATGAAGCTGTTGACTTGCTCCGCGAATTGGTACTGCTTGAATTGCGAGAGTGAGTTCGTGATTTCCTCGAACGCTTGGTCGCGGTCGGTTTCTGCCGCTCTACGATCCTCTTCGGAGCTTGCACTGAAGATGGCGGCATTTGCATTGATAGCACGGGAGAATGTTGAAAGAAGAGTTGGATCATTCGATAACAATTGTCTCGAAGTATCGTAGGCACTTTTGATTGGATCAATGTAAGTTTTTTTGAAATCTGGATTGCTTGTAATATCGTGAAAATCCAATTTACCCCGAAGCTCTTTGATCTGTTCTGATAGTTGTTGCTCAACGTCAAGCTTCTCTTGGTTGGCTTTGTTAAGCTGTTCTTGGTAGTGGTTTGTTTCAGTCGTTGATTTTGACTCGGATACCAATCGCTCAAGTTCTTGGATTTTGGTTTCAAACTTGGGGATTTCGTCTTTCTTGTACTTTTCAAGTTCTTCTTTGAGCTTGCGGTTCTCTTCGATTTGTCGCTCAACAAAGCCTTTCTTTTTTCCTGTTCGGTCAGATGTGATTTCAGCTTCGGTAACTCCCGCCACTGGTTCTGGTGGTTCTTCTTCATTATATTTAGGTATTCCAAGGTTAGGGTCGCCAACATTGGTAGCACTTGGCTTGCCATCATCAGCTTGCTGTTTACTGAACTTTTTAAGGAAGTCAGATGTATTGCCTTTAATTGGAACTTGAGGTTTAGACTTTAGTTCCGCAATTACGCTTGCTGTGTCGTTGGTGTTTTCCATAAATTATCCTTCGTCAAGGTCTGGGTCAACAGTGATGTCCGCTGGCTCTTTATGCTTTCCAGCAACTTTTGTTTTTTTGAATGCTCCCTGCTCTTCTGTTCCAATAGCTTCAATAGTTTTGATTGCATGGATAAGCGTGGTTACTCCTTCTGGTGGGTTTACGTTAAGTAGTAAATACGCCTGTAGTTTGTTCCAGTCTTCGTGTGATGTTATCGCCGCGCATAGGGATTTTACTTTTTCTGTTGTCATTCTTTTGGTAGTTGTGTTTTTAGCCAGTCAGCCCAACGCTTTTGCATTGGAGTTATTGTTCCGGCAGATTCATCTCCTGTAAGGATACGAGCTAATACGCTTTGCTTTAGTGGAGTCTTGTCTTGAATCTTTCCGTATTGAGTTCCAGCAAATGCTTTTTCTTGTTCTGGAGTGAGGTTGAATTTTGGTATGATGTTTTTTTCATCAATAAAGTTCCTAATAGCTTCGTTTTTAGCTACTGCCATTTGCTCTTCGTTGCTTAACTTGCTAAACGGATTTAGAACAATTGAACGAGGAATATCTTTCGATGAATCATTTTTCCCTGCCCCCCATTGCATTCCTGTTGTTTGTGGGTTTTCTTTGAACCATTTCAAAAGCCCTTCATCCGGTTCTACAATTGGATACCCTAAAATTGATTTTGTTGTTTTTCTTGCTTCTGTAGGGGATTCATCTGGTTGTGCAAAAAATGGAAGTCCTTGTGATTCTCTCTGTTTTGCAAACTCAACCGCCTTTCGTGTAATAGATTTATTTAAATCTGGATTTACAGTGTTTAATTTATCCGCTGAAGTCGAAAGAAGATATTTCAATTCATTGTCATCAAGTGTTGGAACCATCGTAGGAATAAGTTTTTCTCCTGTTCCCCAATCAATTCCAATAGACAATTCTGTAGAACTATCTTTAGGATTATCAAGTCTTGGAATAGCTCCAAGAAATCCCATTCCCTTTACTGTATTATCTGGCCGAAGATTGTTCCCGTTCATATTGCTGGTGGTGGCTCCTCTACTTCCATCTCAACTTCTTCAGTTACTTCTGGAGTCTCAACCTCTTCGGTTTTCATTTCCTCTGGCTCTTCCATCTCTGGAGCTTCACCCTGCATTGCTGCTTGCTTGGATTTCTCCTTCTGAATCTCAGCGCGAGCTTTAGCCTTCTGAAGTGCGAGTTGAGTGATGCCCTGTTCTTTACGCTGTTCGGTGCGTTGAGCGTGACTGATAGAAGCCTTGCCAATTGAGATGTCGGCGAGTTTCTTCTTGGTGTCGATTTCGATACCAGACTTGGCGGCGAGGTATTGGAGTTTGATATCTTCTTCAGAGTTAGGTTGACCGGATTTTTGAGCTTCAGCTTCAGCCATTTGGACGTAAACTTGTTGAAGTTCGTCGGCCATACCTTGAACCTCGTTCATTCCTTGCATAAATTGCTTCAAGAAGTCCTGCTTGGATTCGTCTTTGCTGATGTACTCAACGTGTGCCATGATGTGACCACCCTTGAACTGGATCGAGCGGACTGCTAGTGACAGGTCTTCCAGCTTAGGTTGACCTTGCTGGATTGCCTGCATATTCATCTGCAACTGCATTCCCAAGTCTTGGAAGTGACCTTGAACGTGTTCGATATGCGGATCAGTTGGCAATACTGGGAAGTTTGCTGGATTCACGAAAGCATCTGTCATCCCGGCATTTTCAAATCCAATGATTCGAGCAGTATCATCAATCTTGCTAACCTTGGTATTCCGATAACGAGCTACGTTATCTCTGCCAGCAAGTGCTGCAATTGCATCCTTAACTGCGTTTTCCTGACCTTCGTTTGCTGGAGTAATTGATGTTATGTTGAGCAACTTCTCTGCTGTGATTAGTTTAAATGATGGGCTTCCCGCGCCATTGATAAGGTTAGAGCGAACGCTTGTAATGTTCTTCCAAGCGGCTGCCTCTTTAGGAGTTCCAAGTTCTTCAAGGATCTCATAGAACTTCTTAACATACTCATATCCATCATCGCTGGATTTGGCGTTTACAAATCGTTTGTAAAGCTGTTTAAAGTACAACGTTTGGCATTCGTTGAAGCGACGAATCTGAGTTCCAGATAGTTTAGCTGACTCAGCGGCATCCAACTCTGCTTCACCTTTTGTCCTTTGCTTGCCTCCAGCAGTCGGAGCATTGATGCGATACTGACCCATGCCCCTATACATATCTCCCATGAAGAATTGCATGAAGCTCATGCTTTCTCCTACTGGAAGTTGGAATCGGTTCTGAATGAACTTAGCACCATCTGGCATAACGCTGATTGGCAACCATTCCATTTGCTTCAACATCTTAGTTGCGTCTGGCCCTTGACCTTCAATCATAAGCATTGAGTTGAGGCGAACAGCATCAACTAATGAGTTCATCGTGAAGTCATACTGACGGCAAGCCACGAACGCCGATTCTGCTTGGCTCTTGATGTCTTGGAATAGTCCGCTGCCTACCGAATCAGTAAGCATATACATGATCTCATCCCATGAGTTGAATAGTCCAACCTTAAGCATCATGAACCCATGCTGAGTTCTGATGTCATCGTCGCTGATTTTGCCAGCACCTTTGATGTTGGAGTTGATATAGTCCGAAATTGGTTGGTAGTCTTGAAGGATGATTGCTTTGCTGATCTTGCCATCAAATTCTCTCCAGTAAACTTCGTATAGGTCAATCTTTTGATTCACCGACAATGACCAGTTAAACCCTGCCTCGCTGATTGTTCGGAAGAAGTCTTCACGGGTTTTACGATTGTTGCTGAATGCACGATGGAATCGGATAGCATCAATAGCCGCATCAACATTCCAACCCATCGCTTCTGCCGCTGCACGATTCTCAATCTTCTTGTACAATTCGTATGGAGTCAAACGAACGCGACGGACAAATTCTTCAAGGTTGCAGAAATCAATTCGAATATCATCTGGAAATAGGAGGTCAGAAAGAAAAACGTGTTCTGGCATCCATCCAAGTGGGCTATCCCACATTCCGACACCCTTTCCGTACAACAGCATTTCTTCCAAGTCTTGTTCGGTGTTATATAGATAACCCGGCCATTCACGAAGTGCTTGGTCGAATGCAATTGAAATGTTCTCAGAATTAACCAGTCGTTCTTTTTCGTTTCCAGATTTAGTCTTAATCGTGCAGCAAGCCTGACGCTCAGTAATGACATCGTAGTAGCTAGATTTTTGGTTATCAACGATGAATCCAAGTTGTCCGTAGTTTACGTCAGATTGCCAAGGTAAACGCTTCTCAGCAAGTTTGCTGTAACCTGTCGGTGGGAACATTTTATACGCTTTATAAATACGGATACGCTTGTTCTCGCGCCCAATGTTCGCTAACCTAAGATTATTTGCTATGTTCCACGCATGAGAAGCGTTGTTTATTCTTGTTTCTGGTGGCTTGCCGTCTTGATCAAGAGTGGCTAAACTGAAATTATCATTGCCGATGCTTAAAGACATAATGTTTATTTTTATCGTTTACGATAATGAGTTGAGCGTATTCCTCCTCCGATTGCAAGAAGAACATCCGCGAGCCTTATTTTCAAGTTGAGTTCCTAAAACTTTATCAGTAACCGCAGCTACAGTATGAATGGCTTGAGCAATCTTATCTCCAAGTCCATCACTATACCAACAACGATCACTAGGTTGGCGTTGGCAAGTTTGATCTTCGACCATTTGTTCAATGTTAATCGGAAGCTCTATTCCATTTGAGCGATAATCTTTTTCGATGTTCTGCATTAAACTATTCCAAGTGCTTCCGTAAACAATTGCTGGAAACGTAAGATTATCACGCTTGATCTCATATTTCCAGTACCACCCGCCGACAGGTGCGAGATTTTTGTTTTTCAGTTTCATCTTGCCTTTCGCCCGAAAATATACTTTCTTATTGATATGTCAAGAGTTTTTTCTTCAAACAAAGGTGTTCGTCGCTATGGTATTCAGTTCGGAGAAAACATGGATGATCTTGGTATCGAGTTATACTGCTACTCTATAAGCCGAGGCGAGTATGGTAAAAACCTATGTAACAAACAAAATATAAATCTTTCAGATTTTAAGTTACTCTCACCACACGAACACTTCATAAATGCAGTTAAACTTCAATGGCCTACTGAAGTTTCTATTGTTAACGGAAAATACACAAACACACAATTGCTTAGAACACTTGAAGAACTTTGCAATAATCAAGACATTTGTTTAGCAGGTGCTGCTTCGATGGGTAAGTCATTTCCAGTAGGACTTTGGATCTACCTTGATTGGTGTGCTGCACCGCATTGCACTTCTTCATGGGTGGCTACTACAACTCTTGGAGCATCCGAAGATCGTATTTGGGGTATCATTTCTAAATTGTGGAAGTGCGCTCGCGTTCAATTTGGCAAGTTAATTGACTATCGCCACATGATTGTTTGGGGTGGCGCGTCTAATGATGAGGATAAAGATTATCGTAATGCGATAAAAGCTCTAGCGTTTCAATCAGGTAACGAAGGTCAGAAAGCTATTGATACTACCCGTGGTCGTAAAAATGACCGGGTTCGTCTTGCACTTGATGAGTTGCCCGAAATGGAATTGGGAGCAATCACCGCTAGGGTAAACTTATCTGCAAACAAAGACGTTACATTTATTGGCATTGGAAACCCATCAGCAGGCGACAACCCCCACACTCGTTGGGCAATGCCTAAAGGTTCTTCTAACTTTGATTCTGTTTCTCCAGACATGGATAAGTGGGAGACTGAGACTGGAGTTTGTTTGTTTTACAATGGTATGCGTAGCCCTAACTTCGCCGCGCCTGCTAACGAACCTTCTCCATTTCCGTTTCTAATGGATCGAAGGATGCAGCAGATGATGCTAAAACAATGTTACGGAGATGAGAACGCTATTGACTATGTTCGTAACGCTATTGGTTGGTGGCCAAAATCTGGATTTGCTCAGACAATTATTACCGCTGATTTGATTCGTAACGCCGATACTAACGAAGAACCGCTTTGGGATTCTGAAGGCTTTACTAAAGTTGCAGGCTTTGATACCGCATTTACAATTGGTGGTGACCGATGCGTTCTTACTATTGCTAAACTAGGTTTTGTCCGTGGCACTCGCAATCGTGTTATGTGGTTGGAAAGTCAAAAGGTAATCCAACTATCCGCTAATGCCGCTGCTGAGTTTGAAATCCAACTAGCTACTGAAGTTGTTGGGTTGTGTAGATCGGCTGGCGTTCAGCCTTCTAAGTTTGGTATGGACGTGTCTGGTGATGGCGGTCGAGTTGGACAGGCTATCATTCGTGAGTGGCTACGCTTTGACTCTATGGGTGCGGCAATCGCTCTTATCTCATCTATGGGTAAACCTACTGACCGAATTGCAGCAGAGGTTGATAAACGCCCATGTAAAGATGTTTATGATAGACTGGTATCTGAATATTATTACTCTTGTTATCACGCCTTCAAGAGTCGAGTTTTATTTGGTATTGATCCTGCATCAGATTTGGCGCGGGAACTCTGCCTTCGTCGATACACCATTAAGTCTAAGAAGATAGCCATTGAGACTAAGGATGAACTGAAAGGGAGAACTGGATACTCGCCTGACTTGAGCGATAGTTTAATCTACGCACTAGAAATGGCGCGGCGTAATGGATTGATTTTTATCGGAAACGATAAACCAGTTCCAACTAACAGATTCTGGGCGCGGGATGAAGTATCAATTGATACCACTCCAGACGATGACTACGGATCAGACGATAACGGAGATTGGTAAAAAGGTGGCCGGGTTAACTCGGCATTATTGAAACTACCCCGAATATTTCCAGCATAGTTATTTCTCAGCCGCCGACCATATAAATTAAGCCGCACTGGGGTAAGCCTTTGTCTTGCTACGCAATTACAGGACAGGGCATGAAGCCCCATTTCCCCCAGTTCAGCTAAAATGTAAAAGATCAATCTAAAATACCTTCAAGTTCCAAAGTATTCGCTACCTCTTCTGGAACTACAATACGTATCATTTTCTCTCCGTCAAGGAATCCAAGAGTTTCTTTCACGCGAATATCACTTTTCCTTACCCAGCATTGGTTGAACCTTTGACCAAACAAAATCTTTGTTGGGCTTTCACTTACTTCGGTTCCCTCGCAGATTATGCGAGATTCAAATGTATTATTTGTAGTCATAAATTATATATCCATTCTCTCTTGCCCATCCTACTTCGTGGTGGCATTTATTGTGGCAGGGACGGCAAAGAACCATGAATGAGGACTTCTCACATAGGAACTTGCCCCTTCCTTTCTTATGGTGAAGGTCTGTTCCCTGCCCATTACATATCTCACATTGGTAGTTTTTTTCTTCAAAGTATTCTGCTTTGGCTTTTTCGTAGTCGCCATTCTTTACTCTTCGGGAGTTGGAGACTGATCTAAGTTTTCCCCCTCGCTTTTTGAATCCTGTTTTCTGTAAGGGCGTTTTTCTTTGTAGCATAATCCAATTACTTTATCTACTTGTTCTTTCTTTAGGATACTCTTCGAGTTTACTTCGATCTGGTTGACCAAAGATCCAGTAACGCCGATCTTATCTCCAAGTTCCCTGACAGTCAATTTCAACAATCTCCTTGTTTCACGAAGCTGGCTGGCGAATGTTTTTCGTCCAAGAGAACGAATCGTGCGCGATTGCTCGTAAGCACTCATGCAAGATTCATAAGCAGTTTCTAATGGATGTTTCATTTGCACAAAAAAATAAACCAAGACTATTGACAAGTCAATACTTTTTTGTTACTATAATTGCTTATGGATAACACTAACAACATCAAAGACAAAGCAGAAAAATTACTTGCCGGAGTAAGGCAAACAGTCATGGTCACAAATATGTCTTTAGCCACAGCTTTAGGCACTCCTTTCATGGCTACCTACGAAAGTGATGATGGTATTCTTGTCATGGCAATCAGAACTAATAGCACCGCAATCATGGCCGCGACAGGTGCAGACAGTAATACTGTAGTCCAATCAGATGTTATCATTGCCAAAAAAGGTATCGGAGAACGTCGCTCAATCTTTCAATGCGAGAATGAAGAAGATGCCAATGAAATCTGGGACTTACTCAATGACAAAATGTATGAGTGGTCGAAAGGTGAAGTTGAGCAGGTTGAATTGAACTGGTTATCGTAACCGATAAAAAATATGCTTGACATGGAATACAACCTATAGT